TAAACGGATGTAACGTCAGACAAACTATCTTTAAGATAGATGGGCTTAACATCAATCCCCCGCATGAAATAAGATCCACAGCTTTCTCTGAAAGTCGAAGAAAATTGACTTTTCTTCAGATTCAGGGTAAAACCGTAGAAAGTACTCATGCGAGAAAAGAGATCAAGGCATCTTACAGGGATAATAACATCATCCCCGAAGACAGACAGGTTTCGTCCGGATGCGCTATTCGGACTAATCTGTAAATATTCTAAGCAACATAAAGCAGTTGCGAAGAATATCAGGGACTCCAGAGGGAATGTGAAGCCGTTTCCCATAGAGGAAAACTTCTCCCATTCTATTAGGGTCTCGCCTTGAATACCAAAACGGGATCGAGCACTATCAAGAAGTAAGAACCATTTAGGAGGTATTAATTCCCGAATGACCTCACGACTGATAGAGTCGCTAGCAGAAGAGAAATCAATTGTAGCAAGATTCTGATCGATAGATCCTAATCGAGCTAATTCTTGGTTAATCGACTGGTAACGCAAATCGATTCCGAACCTAAATAGACGACGCTGTATCATCTTGCCAATAGCAAGTTGAAACCAGAGGTTCAATCCTGGCTCAACCGCGATGACTCGATTAGCAGTGGCGTCCTTAGGCACAGTGATAATCTTATTCCCTACCTGAAAATTGGGAAACCCAATCTCCTGTAGACGTGAGTACCAAAGAGGGTATGAAACCTCTAGGATCTCATTTGGGATAAGATCGTATAAGTCACGTGTTATCCCAGCTTCACGCTGGAATTTATTGGCTGAACTGGCGTACCTTCTCTTTATCAGAGTTGACGCGCCAGGACCCCAATCGGCTAATTCAAAGACTTCAGAAGGATCAAAATCGTCCAAAATAGTGGATATTTTACGTACGACTGCGTTATGCAGCCATACGGTTGGCCGGTTGAATAGCGGATCAACTCCAAGATTTTTAAAGCGAATATTGGTCTGCTTACACTGAAGTTCAAATTTATTGAACTTCAGCAATGCGGCTTCGTCCAAATCATAGTTCAAGGAAAGATCCTTAAATTTTGATAAGAACTTAGTC